ACCCACGCATAAACACTATCATATAAGGTTGCTATCGTCATGCTACTTCGCTCCGATATTCTGCTACATATCTATAATGCGGTATCAAGTCATTATTAAAGTTGTCTTTCATTATCACTTCATAGCGCTTATTATCATACTGTATAATATCGCCCTTAGCCGTTCCATCCTCTGTTGATACGATAAGCGATTGATTTACAAACGCCTTAACCTTCCCTATATCCTTTCGCCCTATTTCTAACGCCTCAAGCTCTCGTGCGCTCATAGGATGTACACTCCCCGTAACAGTTAGTTCCGTTATGGAACCATCTACCCATACACCAGTTGCGCTATAAGCGCCTGCGGTTTCGCGCTCTATGGTTATGCTTTTCGGAAATAACGTACTCATAGTATTTCCTTATGTGTAATGCTGTTTCGTAATTGCCCTGTATCTATAAGCGGTGTGCTACTTCCTTTTTTAGCAATAGTCTTAATAGATAATGGCGTGAATGAACCCTTAGTAATCATGGTCTTCATTTCCCCCGTGTACCATTCCCCTACTGCGGATAATGCCTTTTTTACGCCCTGCTTATTTTTTAATACCTTGCTAAATTCATTTATTATAACTTTTTTAATATGAGGCTTTGTCTTTTCAAAGGTATCGCGTTGAAACGGGCGTTCAGGGATATTGCGGGCTACACTTCCGTACTCATGTACCGCTGCTAAACTAGCAAGGGTTATACCCGCTTCGTCGTGTCGTTCTGTTCCGCTTTCCCCTTCGGGGTATCCAACTATAGTAGCCGCACCGTTAAATTCTTTGAACTCGCGCTTTATGCGCTCCCATCCACGGTCTATGTCTTTTACCTTCCTAGTATTCGACATTTTCAACCCCGCCTGTGATTTCAAAGAGCTGCTGTTTGCTTCGTATCAAGTCTAATAATTGCCGCCCATATCCTGTAGCATTCAAATTGCTAGTACCGTATACATGCGTTCCAGTATCATACGATATAGACAATTCCCCTTCACGTTTACTCGACACAGCGCCCGCGCCACCCCCCGCGGCGCTAGACGCTATCGTCAAGTTATGCGCTACTCTAAGCGCGATGGCGTAGTTTCGTTGTGTTCCAAAATAACTAGCGGAAGTCATTCCGCTCGCAATGCCAATCTGTACGGTCTTATCTGTACCCGTAAACTGCGGTGCTATTGCGTCTAGTATCTGGTCAACAGTCGCCATTATTTCCCTTCTTTTTCCTCTTGCTCTTTCGTTCCGTACTTATCTACTTTTTCAATTTGTTTTGAAATAGCAAGGCGTACACTGTCGCGGACTTCCGTATCTTTCCACGCTTTAAGCGTTTTAAGGTCATATGTTTCTGATACAATCGCCTCCGCTTCATTCGCATCAACTTCGCTAAACGGCACGGGTTCAGATACTTTCTCTTTTACTTTCTTTTTAGTCTTTTTCGTTTTCCCGTCCGCCGCTTTCTCTTCAACTTCTTTTTCAACTTCTTTTTCAACTTCCTTAACAGCAACTTCTTTCAGTTGCTTGCTAGCAATCTTCCGTTTAATTACTTCTGTCTTTTTTACATCTTTCCAAAAGTCATCTGTTACCTCGTTATTACCCGGCACAAGCGTAACGCTTCCGCGCTGTGCTGTACCGGACATAACGGGTATATATATGATGCCTCTTTGTGTGTTGTTTACAATCATACTATATTCCTCCGTTAATTATTATATCTACACGCCGTCCATGAATGCGATTGAAAGCGGATAGTAAACTATCACGCCGCCGCACTCACTATGGCAAGAAATGGTATATTCCATACCCTGCTTATCCGGTTCAAACATTTCAAATGCTTGTGGGATTTCAAGGGTAAGGTGTTCAGGGTCTCGCGTGTATGCCATAATACGATCATCGCCGCCATCGCCCGCTCCATTCAACTCCGTAACCCATTCAACAGTTTCAAAAATCCCGTTGTCAAGGATATACGATAAAATGGTAGTATCGTTCCCGTCGGTCATTCGTGTATTTTTGAGAATGTTATACTGCGCGATTGGTACGATCAGAGTATCAGGAATCTCACGTCCGTTCGTCGTTTCCACAATCGCCGTTTGAAGCGTGGTAACATCCGATATAATCTCATCGGGAGTTTTAAGTGCCCAAGTGTCGCCCCCTGTACCAGTAGTAATCGTTGCTTCGGTAATGCCGGGATAGTCAATTAATCCCTGTAGCCCGTAAACACTATCGCCATCAAAGGCAATACGGTTCACTTTTTCGTCATTCGCTTTGCGTGCTGCGTTTGCGCGTCTTTGCTCAAGTGGCGTGCCCGCAATTTGTGCGCGGCGAATTTCCTTAATGGAATATCCATAGGACTCACCGATGCCTCTTACTTTTGAAGTAACCTCTTCCCCGTAAATGTCAACTCGTGGAAAATCATTAGCATAGTCGCTAATAATCTTAGCAAGACCAACCTGCGAATATGAACGATATGTAATTGTTTCACTTCCACTAGGTGCTTCCGTCGATACAGGAATAAGCATCGTCGCTTTCAAGTTTTTATACTTCGTATCATATGTATTTGCCTTTACATGCTCAATCTGCCGTGCGAAAAATGCGCTTTCGCCTGCGTCTAATCTCATAGGATTTTTATTCATTATCTCCTACCTCCCTTTTAATTTGAACCACGTACTTCAACAAGTACAGTTCCTGCTTCGCTAATTGTAGAGCGATAAATTGCGCCGGTATCATAATCGCCCGAATCACCGCCGAATTTGCCTTTATTCGCTCCGCTTGTTTCAACATATGCTGTATCTGTAGAATCAACTGCCGCATACGAGACCGCCCATATTTTACCTTTTGTAAGAACGTTCATAGCGTCGCCCGTTTCATAGTAAGCATCCCCACCAACAGTCGCAGGCTCTTTCTGTGTGAAAAGTGCTACCCCGAGAAATACTTGCGAGCTTGATACTGCTACGTCATCACCTACCGTAGAACCGCCCGCAATTGCATAAGTAGCAACAACGTCCGTTCCCGGAATGAAAATACTTATTTTGCGGTTGTCAGATTGGTCGGTGAGCGTTACGGTCGCCGTAGGTGCAATCGCCTCAATAGATGCTACAATTAAATCCATCGTAGTATCGTGGTCGGTTGCATATGTTACTGTATCACCCTCAACACCGTTAACTGTAACAGTTACCGTATCACTAGCATCAAAGTCCGCATCAAAAGTTACAACGGAAGTGTCAAGGTGGTATTTCCACGCCGTACCGAAGTTCCCTTCACTGTCGTCATCCCCAGCATATCCAAATACTGGATAGCCGAAGTTAATCGCTTCGCCTGCTTTCCAAGTTTCTACAACTTGATAATCAACCCCGTATTTCAT